CCCGTGACTGCATACCGCAGGGTCTCGCCGGGCTGAACGATCAGCTCTGAACTGGACCCCGTTGCGGTGAATGCTTTCGATACATCTGTCATTGCGTTCTCCTGTACTGTATTTCGGGTTTGTAGTCCACCCGGCCATGCAAGTCAAGTTTTCTGCGCGCTACTGCTCCCGGCCCATCGCGTCCATCACCCGGGAAAGTGCCGTGTCTCCACCCGTCGGAGATGACGCCAAATCCTTCACCGTCCCCGCCATCGCCCGAGCCTGCTCAGCGGCCACCTGCTGGTCGAGCTGCCGCTGGCGACCCTGGCGGATCGCCGCAACCTCTTCCGCATCACGCATCACCGTAGGCGGAGCGCTCACCCCATCCCCATACTCCTCGATCATCTTGTCGAAGTTCACCTTGTCCAGAAGTTCCGGCTGCTGTACCTGGTTCGCAAGATTCCCCACGAACGACACGAAGCGCTCCATGCCCGCAACGCTCACGAGCTTCTGCGCCTGCGCCATGATCGAGATGTAATCGACGCGCAGCGGTTGCCCCTCAAGTTCCTGTGGCGGATCCGGTATCTCCCCAGCCTCCAGCATGTAATTAAACACGAGGTCGATCAGTGGATCAAACACGTCTTGATTGCTCTGCTCAAGGACGGGAATCAGGTCGATCAACTTCTCCTCATGGATCTCCTGAACCTGTCGCGCCGTCATCGGCTGCTGCCGGCTGTCGTCCAGAATCGCCCTGAACGCATCTGCATGAAAGAATTTTTCGATACGACCCCGAACCTGATTCTGCTTTGACTCGTGATAGTCGAGCCTGTAGTCCACGCGCGCCAGCGTCTCGATCTTCTGCCCTCCGCGGCTCGCATAATACGTCACATCCCCCGGAAGCTGAGAAATCTTCTGGCCCCGGAGTTCCGGCGGAGCCGTCACCGCGGGAGATACCATCTTGTCGATCGCCTGCAACCCCCGGCGTTCCGCGCGCTGAAGCTGCTTGATGTCCGGGAGAGCATCCATGCCCGGGCACGACGTCCCGTAGGCATCTCCATCGTTCACTTCCCACCGAGCAGCCAGGATTGGAAATATGTCGAATCCCGACTCCCTTAGAAACCGGTCCTCGCCGTAGTCCGTGCCCTTTTCTCCAATCTCGTAGTGGCACGAATAGAATCTCTTGAATTTCGACTCCGCAGCATCCGGGCGGTGGTCTTCGTTCGGCGTGATCGCCTGAATGACCGTGACCCAGCCTTCCATCTCTCCGCGCTGATACGCCGTCTTCACTCTCTCGCTGACCCTCGACCAGTCCGGCTCTGCGCCTGGCGCCGATGTCGCGTACTCGTGCACGACCTGACGAACCGTCATCTGAAATTCTCGGACGAAAGTCCTGACGCGCCCGAGCTCATCGTTCGCTATCCAGTACGATCCAACCGGGAACATTGAGAACCGGACGACGTTATCTTCGTCCGGCTGTATCCCCATCGCCCCCGTACCGAACGTCCCCATGTCGCCATAGAGCAGTGGCATGATCTTGTAGAAATTGCTTCGCGCCATTGTGTCGCGCATCCGAAGCGTGACCTCATGCAGCCACATCCGGACAGGCATCATGCCCGCGAGTCCCCGGTCCAGGACCGCAAGTGAGAACCACGGCCTCGACGGGTTCGTCATGCCCGCCATCATCCCGTTCTTCAACGTCCGAAGTGAAAGCGTCGCCGTTCCGTCAAGGATCCCTCGACTCCTCCGGTCCCCCTTGTTTCTGTCGGTGACGGTGAACTTCGGCCGGCGCGGCAGGATCACATCCCCGAGCTGTCGCCAGTGCGAGATGAACGAAGCCCGCTCAACGTCGAGCTGGCCACGCAGCTTCTCAATCCTGGACCGCCTTGACTCCTTCTTCTCCACCTATCCTCCGAGGATTGTCGGGCCTTCCCCGACGATGCCGAGCGGGGACGTCAGGATTGTCCCTCCCCGAGGAAGACCCGCCGTCGCACTCGCCCGTGCGCGCTGCGCGTTCCTCTGCTTCGTCCGGGCCTCACCGCTCAGATCCGACGCAATCTTCTCCCGCGCCTCCCTCTCCAGCGCTTCCTGTCTCAGGTTCGCGTTCTCCATGTCCCGACCAACATCCTTCGCCTGCCTTCGGCTCTCGCGCGCCTGCGCGACCGTGGACCCGGCGGACAAAGCGAACAACAGCGGAACAACTGCCGCCCCCATGTCAGATCTCCTTCACGTAGCATCGGTCGCTGTGCTTGAATCCAATTTTCTCGAGCGATTCATCCCGGATCATCGTCCTCGGCCCAAGACAAAGCGTGATCCGCTGGCACCCCCGGTCCTCCGCGGTTACGACGAAATCCGAAAGCAGCAGCGACGCCGCGCGCGAATGCCTATGGACCGGGTCGACGTACCACCAGAAATGTGTTGCCACACGCACGGCCGGGTTGAACGGATGGCCCGAAACCCATCCCGCGATGAACCCGACTGCCTCCCCCGTCTCCGTTACGGCCGTCAGGAGAATGTGGTCCGCACGCAACAGTCGCAGCATGGATTCCGCGTGCTCATCCCCACCGTAGAGCGACAGGCTCGATCCCCCGTCGGTCATGTAGTCGATCGCCTGCTCACGCAGCTTGACCATGATCCACGGGAATTCCGACTCGGATGTCGGCGTCACCCGGATGGCTGCCGCTTTCTCTGTCTCGATGGGTTCTGACATCATCGGCTATCTATTGCCAGCGAACGGTCCGGCGTCAAGCATTTCGTCCCGTTGCTCATCCGTATAATCCACGTCAACCGGAGTTTCCAGCGGGTCATAGTCCCACGACGAGCCCCCGGCTGATCCGGTCCGCATAGGGGCGCGCGCCAGGGAGGACTTCACGTCCGCGTGGTAGAACGTCAGAGCCAGCGCGTCCGCGTAGTCAAGCGAGTGCCCAACCCTCCGCTTCACTCGGTCCTTCTCCTCCAGCAGGATCTTCCCCTTCTTGAATCCGTACGTCGGCGCGCACAACTCCTTCGCCAGCTCGGGAATCCTCGGCAGGCTCCCCCCGCTCTTCACCCACTCCGCCATCCTCCACCACATCTCAGCCCGCGCATTGTAAAACCTGTCGTCCTGCGTCTTCTGGCTCGAGAAGTTTACCGGCACCGGCGCATGCCCGGCCGTCACGAGCCCGTCTATCGCCCCCACCGCGTACCCCCCCGTGTCGTCGAAAAACTCCACCTCCGATCCCCACCGGTCCTTCGCCATCAGAACCCGAGCCACAACCTCGCTCGACCTCGGACTCCTCATCGTCACCGGCCGGAACGCCACCCGCCCCTGCCGCGGAAATATCACCCACGGGTCGTCCCCGAACCGCGCCGCGTCTATCCCCATCCGCTTCTGAAAATCCTGGTAGTCCCGCGTAGCAACGTGCCTGTCCATCGCCACTTCAACGTCCTCCGCGGACAGCAGCTTGTTGACCCCGCCTGGCGGAAACCTCCCCATGATGTAGGCCATCACCCATGGATCCTCCCTGCCGTGCTCGTCGATCTGATCCTGCGCCCACTTCGCGTCCACCCTCGGCGTCCGATCAGCGTCATCTGGGTCCGCCGAAATCTCCACGCACTTCCATCCCGGAGCCTTCTTCCCCACAGCCTCGTACAGCATCCCAGTCTCAACCGTCGGGTTCCCCCCCTGTAAAATCCTGCCCCACTTCACCGTCGACATCGCCTGGTCAGCCTTCCGGCTCACCGACGGACTGATCTCGCCGCTCTCGTCTATCAGGCACAGTACGTACGGCGCATGCAGGCCCGACAACGCCTGCGCCTGCTCCCCGCCTCCCGCGTCCTTCCTGAATGACCTCGCGGAAAGAAACCACGTCTTCGCGTGGTCCCTCGAATATACCGCCTTCGCGTTGATCCCCAACAGCTTCTGCAACAGCTCGCTTCGATTCCACCACGTGTGAATCTCGGCCCAAAGATTGTCCCGCAGATTGTCGCTCGTGATCGACAACGCCGCTCCCCTCAGGTTCCTCGTCTCGTCCCCCTGGCACAGCAGCGTGTTCAGCCCGCACCATGCCATCAGCGCCGTCTTCCCGGGACCCGCGCAGGCCGACATCGCTATCTTCACCACCCGAACATCCCGCGCGGCAAAATCCGCCAGTACCTTCTTCTGCCAGCTGTCCGGCTCAACTCCAAACTGCTCCCGCACCATCGACGCCGGATCGTCCCGGTATCGCCGTATCGCATCAGCAACAATCCCCATCCCCCCTTGAAGCGGAATCCCCATACCGGACCCCTCCGCACGGTGCTTCCCCTGCCCGGTCATACCAGACCCTCCAACTCCGATGTCGCTTCAACTGCCGGGGCTGTCTCTAACTCCGAACGCCTCACCGCCGACCGGCTCGCCATCACCAGGTCCGCCAACGTCTTCCCCGCCTCCAACTCCATCTTCTCCGCAGGCTTGCCGTACGCGTAGTACCACAGCAAGGCCTCTATCCCCGGCGCCTTACCCTGCGCTACCCTCAGCTTCACCCCGTCACGGTACTCCTCGCTCTCGAGAAATTCCCGCGCCCACTTCTGCATCCTCCCTTGATCTTCCATCCCATCAAGTATTACCACCGTTGCTATACGTGTCAATGCTTGCATAAATTGAACATGGCAAAAACTCGCCGCAGGGATGGAGAGGGGCCCCCCCCACTCTCCGGCCACGAAAAACCCCG